TGATGCGGAAAAACAAGATTACCTTTTAGATAGGGTTGGAGAACAAGGCACAGACTGGACTCAAGATACTGTGGGTCGTTATGTTATTACCCCAAGAGGTCAGCAGAAATTAGGTTTAAATCCATTAGAAAAAAAAGTTGTTATTGATGAAAAAGGAACGTCATTAGATGATGTAGTAGAATTTTTCTCAGCTTATGGCGCTCCTATAGCTTTAGGCACAGCTGCCGCTATTGCGGCTCCGGTTACTGGAGGAGCCTCTCTTGGAAGTTTAGGCTTGTTAGGATTAACATCTTTAGGTGCTGCCGCTGGTACGGGAGTCGGTGTTTTAGCTGACGAAGTTATTGAAATGGCTGAAGGCTATCAAAACGAAAGTGCTACAGATGTTTTTACAAGAGCTGCTTTTGAAGCACTAATAGCTGGCGCTGGTGAAGGTATATTAGGTGGAGCTTTTATTGCTGGAAGTAGATTACTTAAAGGTCCGGGAGCTTCTTTAACACCAGGTTTAAAAGGTAAAGAAGGCACACAGAGCAAAGCAATAGAAGCTTTATTAAAGGGTGATGCAAAACTATTAAAAGATGCTGATGGCAAATCAGTTTTTCAAGGTAATATGTTTGAAAGTCTTTTTAATCCAGCAAATCAAGGAAAACAAATTTTTGATTCTAAGGGAAAAGCAATTGAAGGATTAACAGTTGGCTCACTAGCCAAAGACGTACAAAACATGATGCCTAACATTAAAAATATTTCTGATAAAGAAATATTAGCTACAGGTCAAAAGATTGCTGAAATGGTTTTTCCTAATCAAAAAGCGCAACGAAGAAACGCTACAGCTTTTTTAGCAGCAATGAAACAATTAAAAAATGAAGCTGGTACACCTGATGGTAATAAAATTGTAGAAGCTATTCAAAAAGCTTTTCCAAGTCAAAATAAAATAAAATCTGATATTGATACAAATGCAGAGTCTTTAAGAAAACTTTTGTCTGATAATATTTCTAAAAAATCAGGTCAACTTGTAGCTCCAGACTTAGACGAGCTAGGCGCTAGAATAATTGCTGGAAGAAATATTTTTAATTATCAAACAAATGCTGGATACGCAGCAGTAGATGATTTGTTGGCAAAAATAAATCCCAATAAAAGAATAGATAAATTACAAAACAAACTAATAACAGACAGACTTAAAGCTGATGCATTAGATTCAACAAGCCTTGATAATCCTCCTTTTACAAAATCTACCGAGTTATTTGATGCACAAGACACCCCTTTAAACAATATTATTAGAAGTGCAATGGGAAAACAAAATTTTTCAGAGATAGCTGATGCATTAGATAGAGTGGCATCTACCAGCATGGATCCAACTTCTTTAAATAAATTTAGTACTTATTTAAGAAGTAAAGAAGGATCTGTTAGTTTAAAAGAATTAAATAGTGTTAGATCTTTGCTTAGAGAATTAGCTTTTGATGACAATCTGGTTGATGGAGTGTCTAGAAATACATTAAAAAAAGGTGTAGATATTGTAGATTCCGCTATGAAATCGTATAGAGCAAATTTAGGAGCTATTGCTGTAGATGCTCCAAAAGGTGTAAGAAAAGATTTAGAAGAAGTGTTAAAATTGTTAGATGCAACAGAAGATTTTATTATAGAAGGAAAAGGAGCTTTTTTAAATAAAGAAATAAATGCTATTGGCCAAAAAGTAAAAAACGGTATTAAGTTATCTAAAAGCGATATTGAGGAATTACTTCTTGATGAAGCTAAATTAGAAGGTTTTTTAAATGTCGTTAATCCATTTAGAGGAAAGGGTGCTGCAAATTTACCAGCGCAAGGAAAAAGAGGGTCAGTAAAGATTGATGACTTACTTAGCAAACAAGATAGCGAGTTTGTTGAAATATTAAAAGCACAAGATCCCAAAAATCCTTATGTAAAATATTTTGAAAACAAATCTCAAAGACAAAAAGATTTAATAGAAAACGCTGGAAATGTTATATCTGGTGGATCAAAAGAATTTGATAATCAAATGACTAATGCTTTAGCTGGTGTACACTGGAGTAAAATGTTTGGAGTAGAATCTTTAGGTGGTCGTGCTTTAGGTAAAGGTCAAGGAACATTTAGTGCTGTTGACGATATTGCTGATTTTTCTGTTAACCCACAACAAATCATAAAAGAGTTTGAAGATAATAGAGTTGTTTTAAATAGACTGTACGGTAAACCTCAGGTAGATGAAATAATTACAATAGCTAAACAAATGGATGATGTTGGTGAAAGAATATTACCAGAAGCTTTTGAGCTAACAGCAGGTCAAACTGCAAAAAATACTGTAGAAAAATTAAATACTTTAAGAACCAGACAAACACAATTTAGTGATGATGAAATTCTTGGAGCCATTCAATCTAATATAAATAAACCTGCTGCATTACAATCAATTGGAAATCAAGTTATAAAACCAAATATGACGAAATTAGAAGTTGAAGCTTATAAAGATGCACTAATTAAGCAACGCGTTTCACCTAATCAAGCAAACGATGCTTTTGTTGAAATGACATTAGCTAAAATATTACCTGATGAATCAAAGTTGAGCGTTGATGGTTTGTTAAGTGGAAAAGTTACTTCAGAGTTATCACCATTTGTAGGAGATGGAGCAACGTATAACAAAGATACTTTAATAGAACTTTTAGGTGGTGGTGATGCTGGTAAAAATATTTATAACAACTTAACTGATCTTTGGAATTTCTCTAAAATTCTATCTGATGCATCTACCGCTGGATTGTCTGGCCTTAAAGGTGCAAGTGATAGATCTGCGATAGCAGGACTAGCTTTACTACTAGCTCCCGGACCTACTATTGCTACAGCTGGTGGTGCTTTCTTAGGTAAACACATTCTTAGGTCAAGAGGTGTTATGAAATACTTAGCTACTCGTCCTACAGGAAAAACAAATATTGATGCTCTTACCGAGAAATCTAATGTATTAAAAAGATTGGCTACAAGAGCCGCTACACAACCTATAGGAGCTAGTGCTGGAAAAGGTTTTATTGCTGGCAATGATGTTATTGATGAAGTAAGCGAAAATATATTTCAACAGAGTAGCCCACAAGGAACAGAGACTGAAGTAACAGAAACTGTAAGAGAGCAACCTGTAAGACCAACAAGAATTTCTGCTCCTATGCCAGCCCCAAACGTAAGAGCTAGTAATATTGAAAGAGATATAGCTTTAGGTGCAGCCGGAGATAGTCCGTTAAATCAAGCAATGTTAAGAAGTAGGAGCGTGTAATGGCTGATGATTTAACTGAATTATTTGGCGGTTTAGGTTCTTCTAAAAATATTGGTGAAGAAAATTTAGTATCAACAGGCGCTACTGCTAGATCTACAGGCACTATAGATATTTCTGATTTTGCAAGCAATTATGCTGGTGTAGAACAATTTGAAGGAAAAGAAGCTGCTGATTTATGGGCTTTATCAAACGCTTCTGATTATGGTTTAGATTCAAACTCTGTTAAAACATTTTTAACTGAAGAAACTTTTGATCCCAGTTCCATGATTAATATAGAAACAGATTTTACTGTTGGTGGAACAGATACTGATTTAGACACACAAGGTTTTCAAGCTAGTAATCCAGGAGAAATGATTGTTACAGGAGATATAGATGCTCCGTCAACAATTATATATCCAGATAATGTTGATATATTTGGAGATAGTGCTGGATCAAGTGTTATAGCTGCAAAAGAATATGGAACTCCTGATTTAATTGTAGGAGAACCAGTTTCAGGAACTGGTGGAATTACTGTTTTAAATCCTACTGGAGTAAGTTTTCCTACAACAGGATTTTCTCCATTAAACGATGCTTACAATATTTTAGCAACTGATAGTGCTTACATAATGGGTGCTGGTGAAGCTGCTAGAGATATTGGTAATGGTATAGATGGAGAAACATGGATAGCTATGTACGAGGATATTCTTCCTGCAGATTATGTAAAAATGGTAGCTAATGCTTTTGGAATAGAGTGGAATCCAGATGAAGAAGAAGAAGAAGATGATACAACAACAATAATTGATGATGGTTCTGGAGGATCAAATATAGTTGTAATTCCAGGATCTGCAGCCGGAGCCACAAACACTGGAGGAATTACTACAGTCGCTGAAGGACCAGGAGGATCATATCCTAACCTTGGTTATTATACAGACGAAGGTTATGGCCCTTACTTTACACCTGACTCATCTTATTCATCCATAACACCTTTTGTTAGCCCTAATACCGGAAACACACTTGCCAATCTTTATGATGTAGGTGTTAACCCCAATCAATTCCTTGGAGGTCCACCTACCTCGACAACAAATCAACCCTTATCATCTTTTGGATACTCTGAGGACACATTCGCTCCTTCTGTAGGTGGTATTTTTAATCTTGATAATTTCAAAGATTTAAATGTCAAAGGGTTAACTTTTGCTAATTATAAGGGAAGTGGAAATACTTCTGTTATTACAGGAGGAGTGAATGGCGCCAATAACACAGGGATAGGATCTGTTGCTGGCAGTAACGATTCTATTTTAACTGGGGGAAATACTGGACTTACTCCAGGAATCGTTACTTCAGGAAATACTAACCTAGATCCTAATGTAACTACTGATTATGACAATACTATTGAAGGTGCAGATACAACAGAGTTTGATGATGGCAGCCTTACTGGAAATCCTTTTCTTGATTTTGCAGCTGTAGCATTTGGTGGCGAGTTATTAACAGGAGGATTAGCAACACTTTGGAAAGGAATGGAAAGTTTAATAAAAGGAGGTCAGCCAACAAATATTATTACAGAATTTTATAATGATTCTTTTGACGCATATAAAGAATATAATCCGAATATCACTAAAGAACAATTTGACGCTGAATTTGGCAATGAATTTGATCAATTAATTGAAGAGAATTTTGAAAAAGATATTGTTGAAGAATGGAGAAATTCTAAAGATAGTAAAGAAACATCAACAAAAAACGTTGACAAAAATAACGGAAATGACAACAATAATGTATCCACAAATGATATTTTTGATGCAGATTTTTTAACATCAATTAATTTTGGTGGAAATTCTGCTGATTTTCTTACTGGATTAAATAGTCTAAGCTTTGGCGGAACACAGTCTGTTATAGANGGAGCAGACAGTACGAATGTTAAATTCACATATGATAGTCCACAAATTAAAACTTTTTCCCCAACAGACCTTACAGATCCAGCGCTTATCAGTCAGCTAGATTCTTCTGAACTCCTGACAATGCAAGAATATATATCTAATAATCCTGATGCTACTTCAGTCAGTATTAATGCTGCTGGAGAAATTGTTAATGCTGGAGTTTTAGAATCTTTGAACTCAGCAGTAGTCGCTGGTTTTGAGGCTATAACTCCAGAATTTGTTACTGAAGCATTTAAAACGATTGGCGATGCAATACCTCCTGGAGTTAAAGAAGCGCTAGTATATGTTCAAATGATTGGAGGAGGTATAGAGGCCTACACTAATGCTGTTAAATTTATAGATGATCCAGAACCAGAAACCGCATTAAAAGCAGCTGCTGGAGTAATGATGATGGTTCCAGGGTTACAACCTTTAGCAATAGCTACTAAAGCTTTAGCCGAGGTAGTGGATGCTGTGTTTGGAGGTTACGATCAACAACCTCATAGAACTGTATACAGCAATATAGACTTTGATGATTGGAGTCCTTTGTCTTATTCGCAAGGAGATTATCGATCAGACAGAAGTGCTAGTGAGGGCGTAAATATGTTTATGAATGGCGTGGGCGAATTAATTTCACCTGATATTGAATCTTTAGAAGAAGAGTACGGAATAGATATCAAAGGCGATCTACAGTTAGCTTACTCTGATCTTGATGGATTTGCCTATACCATTGGTAATGAAGATGTTACCGGGTTTACAGAAAGATTAGATGCTAGAGATGGTGGTGTAGATACTCCAGAAGGAAGTCTTTATAGAAGAAATTTAGGAACATTTGATTTTGAAAACCCAGAAAATTTACAAGACCAATTAATTGAATTTAAAGAAACTATTATAGGCGACATAAGAAGAGCGCTAGATGCTGGTTACACTGACTTTAGTAATTTCCACCAAGTTATGAAAGATATAGATTTAGGTGAAGAATGGGAAATACAAAAAGAAGCAACCGGATATACCGACATGGAGTTAATGTCATTTTTAGGAACTCAACTTAATCCAGCGCAAACTGGATCTAATCCTGCTGGTGATCTTTTTTCATGGGGAATTAGAAATTATAAAACAAATGTTGGATACAGCAATATGGACAATGACGGCACTACCAATATTTACGGACAAATGGCATCTCAATATTTATCCTAAGAACCTGTAGTAAATTCACCGTCACCTTCAGCAAAAGAACCTCCAGGAACATCTAACCATTTTTTACTTTTAGATCCTCCGGCTGTGGCTTTTACAATTCTTCCTTGATCAATAAGGGTTTGAACCATCTCTTGTAAGTTGTTTATACCTCTATCATGAAACCTATCTGCAAGTCTTTCCTTGTGATAGGCAATACCATTTGCTCTACCTGTCTGAGTAAATGGTTTTCCATCTCTTGCAGCGTGTTTAATGCAAGACACTAACTCTTCTAAATCAAGCTCTGTACCGTGTCGAACTAAACCAAGCTCGCTTGTGCATCCCTCTAATAAACCATTGTTTGGATTTCTTAGGAATGTTCTTATCTCTCTATTCGCTGGACCATTACTTTTAACAACAGCACCATGAGCTATTTTATTTCTTTTAAACTCTATGTTTAAGCTTTTACAAATATATCTTATTTCTCCTTCCGGGGGAGTCCACAAAGCCATAGCAAATCTTAAACCATCAACGATGGCAGACGTGCCTCTAATTAAATTACGAGCATGTTCTGGTGTTGTAACTGGATTTTTAATATCTACTTTTGCCATATGATGAATGAGAAGCCATGTAGCATTTGTTTCAGTAGCAAGACTTGCAAAATATCCCGTAACAAAACTACCCATAGCTGGATCCGCATTAACATCTGCATATATAAAAGAGCTAAGTGGATCTACAACAACCATTACCAACCCTTCAATTTTTTTTATTTGGTCACATATATTTTGCCATTCTGGTGTAATAGTTGGTCTACCTTTTTCTACAGTTACAATAGGAACAGTTCCTCCATAATTTGGAAAAGGAATTATTTTTAAATCATGGCCAGTATCCCTAAATCTATAACCATCTTTATCTAAAGATTCTATTCTCCTATGTATTTCATCAGCTTCATCTTCCGCTGTAAGAATTACAACAGAGCCATTTTCTGTTATATGACTATCAAAAACTTTATCTTTACCGACTGTCCCGTAAGCTAACTTTAAACCCATATCTAATGTTATAAGACCTTTACCAGTGTCTCCTGTTGCAGCAAGAACCCCAGCCACGCCTTTTGGTAGAGTTTCCTCGACTAAGTATTGATACGGTGGAGATTTGCCTTGAGCGTATTGAGAGGCTGATAAACTGGAGTCTACAAGATTAATAATTTTTCTATTAGAATCTTCAATAGATAAGAATTTATTAATATTAAAATTTTCTGCTACTGCATCAGCTACATCCCACCCCTTTGGTTTTCCTTTAGATGGTTGTAATACTCTCACTGATTTACAAATAGGTATGAGGTAAGAAGCTAAAGATTCAGCATAATGAAATCCGGGTTCGTCATTATCTGGCCAAATAGTTACTTCTTTGTTTTGTAGAGAAGACCAGTCAGTTTTTTCTATAGGAGCGCCAGACCCTCCCATAGCAGATGTAACAACGTAGCCCATAGTTTTTAAAGCATCGGCACATTTCTCACCCTCAACAATAATTACAGTGTCAGAAGTACATACATCAACTAAATTATAAAGAGGCCTAACAAGTGGCATTTTAAAATCACCGCTTGCAAGTCTAGGTAAGAAACTTTTTTTACCGTCATTAAATTGCTTTCTGATAATAGTGCATATTAAATTTCCGTTTGGATCGGTATAAGTATGCTCTGCTACGACCTTTCCTTTATCTTGTTCTACATTTTTTACTGGCTGCGGAATGGAGGCTATGGCCCTCTTTTCAATAGGGCTTCCTATTAGGACACTTATATCCTCCACTGCTGTTATAAAATCTACACCTTTTTTATGTTTCCAAACATCTATGAAATCGGAGAACATCTTTTGTCCGCCCACACCATTAAACTCTCCACCCACTCCAAGCTTAGAGCTGTCCAAACTAAAGGAAACAGAATCTCCAGGCTTTCCAGTTAGATCGCCTATAATAAATTCTTTTCCCCTTATTCTTCCAGCCGGAAATAAGTGAAAAAATATGTCAGAAAGTCTTGTTGAGCATTTATTCTTAAAAGAATCAATGTTTATAGTATCAAACTTCTCCATCTACTTCCCAACATCTTGTACTAAATTCACAAAAACGACAGGAAAAATGATCTCTCTCAAACGCTACACGAGGCATTAATTCTTTATTATCTGTTGCATCAACAATCATAGCAGCTTTATCTGTACACTCTTGTGCGAACTGTAAATCAAATGGCACTCTCTCATGGTATATCTCTTGCGTGTTTTTGTTTACGACCGTAAATAAAGCTGGAAGCTCCGTTAGGTTCATAAAATATTGGTAAACCACTATCTGTGCATAATAAATCTTATTCGTTTTTTCTACACCATTTTTTTTATATTTTTTCCAAGTGCTGTCGTTAGCTGATTTACACTCCCAAAGGTATGGATACTCTTCATCTAAAGGGCTGTTAGAAACAAGGCCGTCTATGTGACCTTTAATTCTATCGTTGGCATGGCTAAAACCAAACTGTCTTCCGTGCCTGTCTGCTGTTCTTAGTTGAAATCCAGCTCTGGTTAACCACCCTATTGCCATGTCTTCATAAGCATGGCCAGCACCAAATATTCTCAAGGTTTTACCCTCAAAAGCCTTGTCTGGTTTAAGTGCTATTAATCTATATTGCAGCTTTCTTTTACATGGATCCCCTATACTTGAGCCACCAATATAGCTTCTTCTAGGTTCTTTTGCGTTCGCTTCTTCTAATTTTTTATCAATGTGACTGTTTATAATGTCAGAGACATCGCCCTCAAAAACTTTTTCATTTAAATCTACCATACCCTTCCTCTTTATTTTTGTTTATCAAAATAGTTTTCATCTTTCATCCAGGGAATGTCATCATCTGGCCCCCAAAAAGATTTCGCTAAAACTGCTCTCCCTTCTTGTACTTCATCATACTTAATTCTTTTATTTAAATTATCTCGGTATCCATTCAATATACAATACACTAGTTTTATAGCGTCATCTCTTTCTAACTCTTTGAAAGGCTTATCGAATAACCGGCAATCTTTTCCGTCTTTGTCTTTTCTTACTTCACTCTGTAAGAATTTAAAAAGCTGATCCTTTACAGTTTCAGTAACACAAAGCCATTCTCTTTCTTTTGCAGCATCTTTAATCTTCATATTCGCTCCTAAATTTTTACTTATGTATCTTTGACTTTCTATTGAACAAACCCAGCCTATCAATCTAGATTGATGAAAATCGTAAATGCCAAAAGGATAGTAGCCAATAGACCCACATAATGCACAGACACGTTTACCTCCGAACTCTTTTGTGATAGGTTTCCACATAATTAAAAGAAACGCCTAGCTAGGGTAT